CGGGACGAGTTGATTTTAAAAACTCGGCCGTCGACCGCCGTCGCGACGAGCTCGCTCGCGATTTTCTCTTTCGATAATTAGTGTACTCTTTCCTCGCGAATATTCCACACTAATCACGCTACCAATCGCGCGACGGTTCAACTCGGCGATTGTTAGGCGCGAACCGTTTACGCCAAGCCTCGAGCGACATATTCCCTCGCGACGAATTACATTTCGAGTGTGCTGGTCTTAGATTGTCGAGAGAGTTGTCGCCGCCTCGCGAGCGCGGTACTACATGGTCGGCCGTGTTAGCGCCTGTTCGGCCGCATAGGTGGCACACTGTGCCCCACTGCGCTAGGCACGCGGCCGTTAGCCGGGCCGCCTGCCTACCCCCCCAACTAGACAACGGCGGCCCCCTCGGCGGCCGCGAGCGGGGCCGCTGGGCCTTGAATAGGGGGCATAGTCCACGGCGTTACATGCTCGGCGACGAGCTCGAGTAAATCATCTTGCGCCGGCCGATATCGGTCGATAGTGAACGAGGTATAAGCGGCGACCATTAACGGGTTATCACCCTCGGCGACTGCCTCGAGGTCACGTTGCCTAACATTGCCGCGAGCTATCCAACTATTTTCGGGACACGGTAGGCCCGCGCGAATCGTACCCGTTGCCCTGGTCTCGACTGCCTCGATTGCACACTCGCGAATAACCGGACAACCGAGGCACGCTTTCGCCGCTCTAACGAGTGTCTGCCAATCTTTCGCGCGTCGTTGTAAGTCCCAATCGCGAGGGTCTTGTTCCGGCGGCGCGCACTTTCCGCGATAGTGCCATTCGGTATGCAAACCTTGAACCGGATTCATTTATCTAAACCTGCTGCTTTCGCCGCTGCCGCGAGTTGTTGCTTAGCTCGTTGTTCGAACTTCGACCAATCGCCGCGAGGTGGACGACTAACGTGTTCGCTCGGTAGGTCCATTTGTATAACTCGTTTCTTTAGTTTCTCGTTACGTCGTTTTCTTCTGCTCATTGCGTGAACCTTTCATTTATTAGTTACGGTTATCATTTGACCAGCGTAAGGGCCATTTCAGAGGGAGGGAGGGAGAGCGAGAGTGAGGGTTTGCCCTTGCCTATATTTAGACAATAAGCAAGCCTCGCTCGCGTCGACATACGATTATTTCGTCGGTCGGTCGGTCGGTTGGTCGGTCGCTACATTGCACGAACCGGGGATTACTCGGTTCGTCAGGACTGGGACGTTCAGAACTAGATATCTCGTCGTTTACTCGACGGCGTGCCCGAGTCTGCCTTTACCACGCTCTATCTGAATCATCGGGAAAGTGAATCCCGCTATAACCGGGGACGGCACCGGGGATTAGCCGGCCCACCTGTTTAAAGTCTAGGCGCGAGACTGTATAGCGTTTCTTGCTTGTTTCTAAACTAGCTTAGTTTGAGGATAGTTGTCAACTAGTCGGCAATCTCGACATATTCGGTCGGTTGGAATCATCTCGCCGGCGAATACTCTCTTACACTTATTACACTTAATACCCTGCGAATTTCGCCGGTAGGGACGAAACTCCCCATCAATCCACGGCATTGTCTTTCTCCTTTAGGCCTTTTTCCTTTAGGCGCTCGAGCGTTGCTTTATTCTTGTTGCGAACAAGGGACTCGCGCGCCATTAATAGGCCCATGTATCGGCCGTACTCCAATAGCTGAAAGTCGGCGGGTCGCTGTGCTTTCATTGCTCGCGCGGTCATTACGTCGATATCGTTAATTGTTTCCTGTATAGCGTCCATAACTAGCGTCCCCGGTTCGCTTGTTTCATTGCCTCGATAGCGTACTCGTCGAGGTCGTCGTCGACATCATAAATACCGAGCGCCTGGTCGAGCTCGTCGCCGATTTCCGAGATTATGAGAGCGCGTAACCGGCCGCTTTTACCGCCGTCGGCGTGCGCTTTCGCTTTCATCTGGTCGAGTACATTAGCGACCCTCCAACTAGCAATCATAGCCATTACGTCTCGTCCTCCCGTTTCGCGACGGCGGCCGCGATTTTCTCGTCGAGTCCACTCGCGACAATTGCTAGCGACTCGATTACATACGCCGAGGCATTATAGAATGTTTCGCTTATCTCGCCGGCGATATCTTTGTCGGTGAGAGCCTCGGCGACATAGTCGGATAATTCTCGAAACATACTCGAGGCGATAATCGCCTCGTTTAGGTCGGCGAGCTCCGATTTCGGTTGCACGATTACGCGGTTTTCGTTATCCATTATTCGCCCTCTTTTCGGCGAGGGCCTCGACGTCGCTTTTACGGTAGATAAATGTGCCTCGCTTACCAATTCGGCCAACCGGCGTTAGGCGGCCCGCGTGAGTGAGATTGCGTACCGAGGCCATTGTTACATTAAGTATTAGACACGCCTCGCGAGTGCCAACTAATTCTGTCGTTTCCATAGCGCTAATTTTTGCATAGACTACCGACAACGAGAGAGCGAATACACCATTACGGGGTTAGACTGGGAACGAAATTTGTCCCGAAATACTCGAACCGTTTCCATTGATTTTGAAATCTGGGTTATACGGCCGGCCCGTTCCCGAGGGGTTTCTACCATCCCATATTTGGAAGAAATGTTGAACGACCGTATCGCCGTGATCAGGTGCGTAAATATCCATCCGGTTAGTTCCTGGTAGAACAACGAGGTTGAGTGGCATCCACCAACCTTTTTCGGCATTCCAATATTGACCGGTTCCAACCGCTTTAATTCCGTACGCCGGTGTAACTGGCAACGTGATATTTACCGCGCCGCCGGCCGAGCCGGTTCCGGTTCCCCATTTGACGGTGAAATAGAGCGTAAATATCCCTCGGTCGACTCGCCAATAAGACACAAACGAGCCGCCCGCGCCGAGGTTTAACGGCGAGTTATCTTGAATAGTTAAACCGGTCGTTATCCAATCGGCCGGGGCCTCGACGGGGCCCTCGGGACCGCGCGGGCCGGTATCGCCTTTATCGCCTTTAGGGCCTTTAGGCCCGCGAGGCCCCTCCGGGCCCTGGGGGCCGCGCTCGCCGCGCTCGCCAGCGGGGCCTTGAATCGAGCCGACGTTAACCCACTCGGAACCGGAATATACATAAACTTCGTTAGTATCTTGAACGAGATAGGCGGTTCCGGGCTCGTGGTCGCCGCTCGGTAGGTCGGCGGCCGTCGCGAGCGAGCCGACGAGAGACAAACCACTACCGGCCGGGCCCTCCGGCCCGCGAGGCCCCTCCGGGCCCTGGGGGCCGCGAGGCCCGCGAGGCCCCTCGATACCCGAAACATTAATCATCGTTTCGTCGACGGTTTTCGCGAGCGCTTCCATCTGCGCGGCTCCGAGGTGGATAGGGTCGCCGGCGACTGGGTACGGAATATTGTAGTTATTCGTATAACGAGGCATTATTTCACCTTAATAATCTTTAATTTGTGTACCGGTTGAGTTTACTTGTCTCATGTCGCCCCACGTTACCGAGTCGGCGAAACGATAACCGGCGTCGGCGGCGACCTCGCCCCACGTTAAATCTCGTTCCGGGGTGCGCTCGCCTACTTGAACCGGCGGCGGGGTCGGTAGGCCGAGAATTTCCCACCACCACGGCACCGACGGGGCCGAGGTCGAGTAACGAATTTGCTCGAGCGATTTCCACGTCGCCGAGGGGGCCGCCGCCGAGCTATTGTGTACCCAATGTACTCGGAAAGTCGCCGACCAACCTTTAACCGGGTCGAACCTCGTCGAGCCACCAATCGGCGCGACAATCGGCGAATATGAGGGCTCGTCGCCGAGCAACCACTCGTACGCGGCCGAGCCTGCGATATACGCCGGCCGCGTATTTTCCCACGCCTGTAACAACCATTTCGCGAGCCGCTCGGTCGGGAATTCGTGAGTCGGCCGAATCGTGATATCGGGGTGTCGAGGCCGAGAGCCCTCTTCCCTCGCGCGGTTCCACACATTCTCGAGAGTAGGGTCGATTGCCTCGCCGAATCGTAACCATGACGTCCAACTCATTACACGCCGCGCGTCGCCTGGTCGAACATTCTCCTTTACCGTCGTTACGTCTTTATGGTCGGTGAGTTGGTCTTTCCACGAACACTCGAGTCGGTTAATATCCGTCGCGGGGTCGGCCGTGATTTCGGGTGTGCCCTCGAGCTGGCAACCGCCGAGAGCCACGCCGGGGTAATCGACCCCGTCGACGGTGATATCGCTCGGTACGGGATAAACCGCGCCGAGCTCGTCGTCGAACGCTCCGAGGCCGACGGTTAACGGTTGACTGAGTCGAATCGCCTGTCGAATTACATTCTCGTCTGGGTCGTAAGAATAACTATCGTTTCCCATTGAGGCGTAAAATTCGGCGAGTAGCGCGAGACCATCTTTCGATTTCACGTCGAGGGGCCACGTTGTCTGGTCTTGATAGCCGGGCCAAAAATAAACCGCGTCGATACCGGAACCGGCCGCGAGGCCGAGGTTACGAATTTTTACCGCGCGTTGTGTCATGGTCTCGACCGGCCACTCGGTCGGCCCGGCGATACCGTTACCATAATCGGCGGTACGGTCGGCCGCGGTTAGTTCGATTTCCCATCGGCGGCGGCCGTCGTCTGTGAATCTATCCATCGGAATCGCGCGAGCGGTTTGTACTCGGCCGCGAAACATAGTTACCGGCGGTAGCGCCGCCGAGCTCGCGCCGCCCTTGATAGTCGCTGTCCACTTGATTTCGACGGTCGAGCCGATAGCGCGAGACTCGCGAATTCGGCGGGCCCACTCTTGAGTGGCGTCGGTTATGTATAGGTTAGCGCTCGAGGGGCTCGTCGAGGCGCTTTGATAATCCTCGCGACCCCAATCAATATCGAAACCGCGAATAACGACCGGGGCCTCGTCGAGTGCCTCGGCGTGACAAGCGACCTCGACCCCGCCGATAAATACCGACGGTCGAACGATTATAGCCACGTTGCCCCTCCTGCCGTTACTCGGCCTCGATTGCGGTTGTCGTTGGTTAGCGCTCGTCGAATTGAATCGGCGACTCGTCGCTCGTCGACGATACCGGAACCGTCGACGTTGATAGTTACGGAATTGTCGACCTCGACGCGACTGTTACCGCCGAGGCGGCCGAGACCGCCGGCGAATTCGTCGAGGCTCGGCGAGCGAGCGGCGGTGAGTTCCGGTTGCGAGGCGGCCGTTAATTGCGGTTGTGCCATAAATTTAAACATTGAATTAGGCACGCCCATAACATCGCCGTAAGAATAGGCGGCCGAGCCCATCACCTTAGATAGCCAAGCCGGCGGCGAGGGGAATCGAATACGGCTAATTGCTCCGATAACCGACTCGATTAGGCTAATTAACCCTCGAATCGGCGACATGAGGATATCGACCGCGCGAGCGGCGATACTCATTGCCGAGCGGAATACGCCGCCGATACCGCCCGCTTTTGAAATGAGATTACCAATCGTGCTAATGACGTTACGGACGAAATTCGCGATACCTTGAAACGCCGCTTTACCGACGCGGCCGGCCGTCTGTACCGCGTTTCTGAAAGTTTCCGATTTATTGTAGGCGAGTACTAGAACCGCGATTAACGCGGCGACGGCGGCGACAACGAGGGTAATCGGGTTAGCTGCCATGACGGCGTTTAGTACCGCCTGCCCTGCTGCCATTGCCAGAATAGCGCCGCGCGAGGCGAGCATTACCGCGTTTTGTGCAACAAACGCCGCGATTGTGCGAGCCGTTGAGGCGACCCAAGCGGCGGCGGTAGCGGCGGCCGAGGCGGCGGCCCCGGCGGCGGTCATAACAAACGAGGCGACGGCGCGAACTGCCATAAGCGACCAAGCGCCGGCGGCCCTTAATCCCGCTCCAATCCACGCGGCGACGGTCGCGGCGGCCGAGGCGGCGGCCGAGGCGGCTGTCTTGATAAACGAGCCAATCGCTCGAACTGCCATAAGCGACCAAGCGCCGGCGGCCCTTAATCCCGCTCCAATCCACGCGGCGGCCGAGGACGAGGCGGCGACGCCGGCCGAGGCGGCGGCCGAGGCGTTGCCTAATACCATTCGGCCGGTCATTACCTGCCATGCAATCGAAACGCCGGTCGCGATTGCGCTCGCCGCTTTCCATACTTTGATAGCGGCCCAACCGGCCCATAAAGCGGCGGTTAATCCGAGAATAGCGCCGGCGACTCGAGCGACGACGCCGGGGTTTTCTGCCATTTTCGCGGCGAGGTCGGCCATAACCTCGGCCGCCCTGGTCGCGATAGGCAATAGGGCCTCGCCGAGGGCCGCTTTGGCGTTTTCCCACTCGGCGGCCGCGATTTGGGCCGAGCCGGCGGCCGTATCTACCTCGCGAGCGAAATTACCTTGAGCGTCGGCCGATTGCTCGGTCAAAATAGCGAGGCGAGCTTGCGTTTCGGCCTGCTTTCGCGCCTCGCCCTCGAGACCGTCGAGACCGTCGGCGGCGAGCCTCGCGTTAACATCACTTTGTTTAATCGAGATACCGTATTTCTCGATAGGGTCGGTTTCGCCTCGGAATACCGCGCCGAGCGCCTCGACCGCGTCGGCGGTCGTACCGCCGTACATACTCGCGAGGTCGGCGCCCATCGTGATTAATTTATCGGTCGTCGGTACTAGATTAGATTGCTCGACGCCGAGGTTTTTAAGCTGCGAGCCCATAACGCTCGCGAATTCTTGATACTGGTTAGCCGAGAGACCAACCGCCCCGGCGGCGTCGGCCGCGAGGGCTTTAATCGCGTCGGCCTGCGATTTAAATACCGACTCGACCGCGCCGGTCGATTGCTGCAACGCGCTCGCCGCGTCGAGAGTCTGTTTACCGAGCGCGATAACGCCGGCCGAAACCGCCGACATTGCGGTCGCCGCGCCTTTGACTCGACCCTCGAGTTTATCGACGCCGCCGGCCGCCTGCGAGAAACCTTTAGCGGCCTCTTTCGAATCTGAAATAATCCGAACACTAAGAATCGCCGTTTTGCTCATTTTTTTCGTCCTCGAGTACCGCGATCATAGTCGCGATTATTTCATCATCTGCGTCGAATAGTGATTGTGGTGGAATTTGCCAGACTCGCGAGAGCTGAATTACTAGCCTCGCTCGCGAGCCTACTGGGTAGGGTTTCCAACCCCCTCGATTGCGTCGCCCTGGTCGTCGTCCTGGTCGTCGAACGATTGAATATCAATCGCGTCGCGGTCTCGGAAATTCTCGAAAGTATCGGTATAAAGTCCCTCGCGCTTCATTGCAGACCAAGCGAGGAAAGTCGTACCGAGAAACGGCGCGTCCTCGAATGAGGGCCATTTCTGTTTAGCTCGAGTCATATCCCATCGAATACGGTCGGGATTAATTACCGGTACGTCGACCGGGTCGGCGCCCTTTATCGTCACTGTTACGTTAAGTGCCATAGGTTATACACCTTCAACTTTCGAGATTGCTTGATTTAGTTCTTTCATAAATAGCGGTAGCCACGTTGGCTCGGTCGCCTGCGCCGAATATGAGAGAAACGGGTTAGCGCGAATATTTCGAGCCCTCCAACCCCAATGAATCGGGTTAGCGTAAGGTACTCCGCCCTTAGATTTACGATTATTGCCGGCGCGAACAATCGCGGCGGTTTTAGTGCCGCTCGCTCGAACGCTGCCGGCGAGCCGACCAGTAACCGAGGGGGCCCACGATGAGGCCCGCGAGGCGACAATACCGGCCGCCGATTTATGCGCCGATTTCATGTCGTCGAGTTCCTGGCCCGCTTGCCGTAACGTGCGTTTAAATCGCGGGGCCCCCTCGAGTCGTAGGCCGACATATGCCATTACTCGCCGCCGAGCCCGCCGTCGTCGACTGGGATAGCCGTAAATACTGGCTCATCGAGACAAGGCCACTCGATATCTGAGGTATTCTTCTTCTTTACCTCGCCGCCGAGGTCGACCGGTAGCACTTTAACCGAGCCGGTAATTTCCGCGCCGGTTGCCGGTACGAATCGAAACGGTACGATTTCGCCTTTATTATCCCACGACCATTCGATAATACCGCCTGCCATCATATCTTGATATACGACGCCGGCGAGGGTCGCGGTGAAAGTGTCGTCGCCTGGGATTGTGTCGCCACACAATACCGGAACCGAGTCCTCTTCGTCATTGTCCCATTGAATTCGAGCCTCGGTCATTTGGCATGAAATATCGATACCTGAGCCGGTTTCTCCGAGGTACAATTCGCCGGGGCCGAGCTTTTGTGAGCGGTGTTTAGTAGCCATTTCTTTTACTCTTTCCTATTCGTTTTCTACCGTGATAGCGATTTTATACGCCGGTAGGGGTGAACCGCCTTGAGGCAATGTAACGGATTGCGCGAGGTCGGTATCTTGCCAATCGAGCTCGAGTCGGTCGTCGTCCTCGATAACCTCGATTATGGTTTCTAGCATTTCCTCGAGTACTTGAATCGCCGAGTCGATACCGGCGTCGCGAGTAATGAGGAATACGTCGACGACGACGTCGGCCGGGCCGCCGAGCTTCGGACGAGCGAGCCGACGAGCCGAGACCCATACCGACGGCGGGTTAATTTTTTGCGGGTCGATTGAGGCGTCGATACCGGCGGCGTTTAGTACGTCGACGACGTAACCGAGCGATTTCGTAATCACGATTAACCCACTTTCGGCGGTGCATATTTGCCAATTTTTAGCAATTGTGCGAGGTCTGGATCATTTCGAGAAACATATACGGGCCCAATTTCACCCATCGACTCGACGCCGGCCGGCGAATTGCGACGCCGGTAAATTCGGGCCGCGAGCATTACCGCGCCGAGCTGTAGATTAGCGGGCCATTGCTCGCCGTCGACCGGGGGCTCGTTGTATGAGGTAACGAGCGCCTCGACCGCCGCGATTACCGGAACGAGCTCGTCGTTATGTGACGTTCCCACTAGTCCGAGTTGGTCGGCGACTTTTTCCACGGTGAGCAATTCCATTATTAACCCTCGATTACTGGCTCGCCGAATGGAACGCGAACAATACCGGATTGATTATTGAGCAACGTTGCCCAATACGCGAACACTGCGGAATCGCGGCCGCCGAGGTCGATACGTTCCGCGTCGACGCGAATCGGCGAGCCTGGCAATTCGAACCACGTAACCGACTCTTTCGCATACGCGACGACCTCGTTTTCAGGTACTAGGTCAGTCGCGATAAACCGTTCAGGCTTGACACCGAGTAGGTCGAGATAAGCCGGGTTATCGAGCTGAGTAATATCGAATAGACCGAATAGCGAATTAGGGTGAACCAAGTAAGCCGACGGTTCGACCCGAACCTGGCGCTTAACAACGAGGCGAGCGCGGGCCGCCGCGTGCAACAAGTCCGGTTCCGAGGCTACCGACGTACCGGTCGCCGCCGCCTCGTTAAGAAACTCCGCCGCCTTTGCGTCGGACTTCATCGCGTAGTCGATAGTGCGGGCTCGAAAGAATCCCTCGAGAAACTCGGTTTCGTTGAAATCGAAATACGCGCGGTCGATATCGTGACCAACTGCCATACGATTAGCAGTAGTCTCGACGGGCTCGGTCGCGACCTCGTTAGTTGGAATTTCGGCCTTATCGCCGGCGTAATCTTCGATTTCTGGCTTTTGAGTCCAACGCCAGCCGACGGCCTTTAGCTTAGTTAGTGGCTTGATTGTCATGGTTGGAATGATCTCGCGCTGGTATTCCGAGCCCTCCCACAATTCGCCGAGCCATTGAGGGGCCGATACCCCCGGGTTAGCCGAGCGAGTGATATCCGCGAGGCCCGCCGTGAGTTCCGGCGAGGCGGTTCCGGTTCGCATATTCGCGATTGTTTCGACCGCCTGCGAGAATGTTAGCTCCGGTTTCTGATTTACCTTTAGTCCGCTAGGTACTCGAGCGGCGGCGAGCTTATTTTTCTTCGGTCCCATGTCGTTAGTTTCCTCTTCGGTTTCGTCGTCCTCGTCGTCCTCGACGGGGTCGGTTTCGGGGTCGGTAATTTCGAGTTGCTCGTCGGTCTCGATAACGAGCTCGTCGTCGTCGGTGTCGTCGGCCTGGTCGAGGTGCTCGTCAGTCTCGTCGGTCTCGTCGGTATCTTCGAGCTCGTCGTCGTCCTCGTCGACGTCGTCGTCGGCGGCGGGGTCGGTCGCCGCCGCCGTGAGCATTTCGACGCGGGCCTCTGCGAACGCTGGAATCGGAACGAGTGCCACGGCGGTCAAGTTGCCAGACTTTAGAGTTCCGTTACTTACTTTCGTGTCGACGAGTTCCACGCTGAGAGCGTCGCGTACTCGATTTTTCACGTCGGCGAGAGCCGCGTCGCCGTCGTCGCCCTCGGCGATACGAAACGACATCTTTAGGCCCTCTTCTGTTACCTCGGCGGCGGTCGCATATCCAACCGGCGAGAAATTCTCCGTATCGGAATGATCTCGCAATAGCTTTACTCGGCCCAAGTCGGCCGGTAGCTTTACCGCGCCCTCGGCGACCGATACCGGGCCGGCCGAGGTACGGCCGGGCGTATTCCACGGAACAACGAGCCCTGTTACCGTGCGCTTCGTCTGTTCCGCCGCCGGGGCCATACTAGCGACCATGTGCATGGTTTCGCCGTCGGCCGAGGCGGTAATTCGTTTACTTTGCTTCATCTGTATTTTTGTCCTTCCGGTGTTTTCCCTCGTACGGTTCCGCCGCGAGGATCGGAATATATTTATCTAACCATGCTTCGACCCCATTTAACGACAATACCCTGCTAACCGCGGCCGAGATTGCGACGACCGACGCAACGGCCGGTATCTCGTCGATATTCGCCGCTTCCGCAATCTGTGGTATTAGCGGTATGAGAGCAATTAGAGCGGTTATCGACGTGCGAAATGTTGCCCTCCACGGTTTTTTAACTTGAGTCGGCGCGGTATCCGGTGCGGTATCCGGTCGCTTCATCCGGCGAGAGTTCCTTTCTAGGTGTCACCACCTTAACGACGACGGCGAGCGCAATTAGAACGCCGAGAGCGACCGCCCCGGCGACGACAACGAAAGTAACTAACGCGATTGCGACCGACGCCGCGAGTGTCGAGAGTGTCATTTGTCTAGCCCTCGGCCTTGAGAATAGTGAGAATTTCGTCGACTTTGTCCTCGACCGCTTCAATCTTTCGGCGGTTGATTTCGCCGCGTCGATTGTTTTCGAGGGTGTAACCGACGAGAGTGTCGTCGAATATTTCGGACTCTTTAATCTTTCCGTTTCGGAATTCCTCGAGGTCGAAACGAGACTGGAATCGGTGCGTTAGTTCATGGTGGACTGTGTCGAGCTTTTTTGACTGTTCTGGTGTGAGAGACATACTTTCGTTATCCTTTGGTTTAACGGTTTTCGGGTTAGTCATCTGGTCGTACCAATACGCCGCGCGGGCCATGTAGTGATTATGATCCTCGCCGCCTGGTGCCAGTTGGTAAGGGCATGAGGTCGCGGCGTACCTCGAGTGTGGGAATACATTAACGCCCCATTTCGGCCGGCCCAAGTTGTAGTTTTTACAGATTTGAGCGACGAGGTGAGCGCCCTCCTCGACGGTTTTGTCGCTGATTTGCCAGCGACTAGGCCCGCTAATGTTAGCGTGCTCGATACCGAATGAGCGCGCGTTAATATCGGTATTAGCGGCGTGCCACGCGGTATCTCTATCCCATACCAATTGCCCGATAACGCCGTCGGCCTCGACTTGATAGTGAGCCGACGCTTCTCGTTCCTCGTCCCACAATTTTTTTAGGTACTCGGTCGTATTTCGCACGCCGGCGTTATGGTGAATAACGACGCGGTCGACTTTCCGAGAGCGGCCTTTCGTGTATCGGTGCGAGCCGACAATCGCGACTTTATCCGGTTCTAAGGTTTCCCAATTTTTCATTGCTTTTCGCTCCTTTCCTCGCCGTCCGCGACGCCGGCGAGTAACTCGTTTAGATTATCGATAACGGTCGTCGTATCGAACGATAGGATAACGCCCGGCGGCGTTAACTTATCGTGCGAGAGAGCGGCGGCGACCGCTGCCATTAACGGCGAGAGACCGAATGTAACCAACTCGACGAGTCGGGCCGAGGAATTTTGGTAAGACAGACTCGAGCCCGATAGGGTCGCGTCGATCATGGTCGCCGGTATGCCAGCATGACGAGCTATATCGACGGCCGAGGCGTTTCGGCCCTCGAGTAATAAATGTTCGCTCGAGGCCCCGTGCTCTTTTACCTCGATACCGGCGGTTGTAAACGCGACGCCGCCGTTTTCGCCTCGCCGTGCTTTTGTCCATCGACGAATAAGTCGGTCGATATCGTCCTCGGTCATCGGCGCGTCGTTAGTTTGATGTAACTCGACCTGTGCGGCGGGGTTATCGGCCGCCCTGGTCGCCGCCGCCGCGAGGCGCGTCGCCTGTGAGAGCGTGATATTTGCCTCGGCGAGCATACCGTCGTTAATTCCTGGGATTAAAATAACGTCGTCGGCGGCGGCGATTACGCCGTCGACTTCGATAACGCCCTCGTCGTTGACAGTCCATAGACCATACTCGACGCGATAAGCGTGGATAACATCGCCGTCGGCGTCTCGCTCGAGAGCCCATAGCGACCAACCATAAAAGAATAAATCGTCGATAGTCCACAACATCCGGTGAAACGGCGTTATCTCGGTATCGGTCGAATCAATCCACGGGGGATTGTCTACCTCGCTACCATCGGCGGCGCGAGCTACCAACGGTACTCGCGCGATAGTGGACACAATGAGACCGCGCGCGCGAGCGAGGGCTGGGACTTGCATAGCGCCGGCCCTATCCATCGGAATCGCGGCGTCGGTTCCGAATACGTCGGCGAGGACGAGCGGCGAAATCTTTTCGAGGTGGCTCGAGGTTCTCCACGGCGACGCGAGGCCGACGTTAGCGCCGGCCGCGTCGAGAGCTCCCGGTAAGTTGAGAGCCTCGCGAATTCGGTCGATAAATGACATACCGCCTATTTAATACTAACTGCGAGACACTTTCCGGTTTTCCCTCGCGAGAGCGCGATTTCGCGCCTTGTTCGCGGCGCGTTGCACCCGGCCGACGGCGTCGGTCGCTCCGTGCACTTTTTTGACGTGAATCGCGAGAGCTGTCCACGCGGCGGCCGAGGTCGGTCGAATTTCTCGCCAATTGCATTTATCACACACACAAACGACGGTTATTTCTGATTTGTCGATATACATTGAGTCTCTTATCTAATCATCGGCGCGATAGGTGGTAGCGGTTTATGCTCGAGCCCCCATATTGCGAGGGTCGCCGCTTCGAGCGAGGCAATCGAGCCGCCGGCGGTTTTTCGAGACCACGCCCACGCCTCGCCGACTCGTCGCTGTTCCACGATTTCGGCGGCGATATCGAGTGAATCATCGGGTCGAATTCGCACTCGAGGCGAGGCGACGCCGTCGGCGTCGGTCGCGGTTATTCTATCCATTAAATCGGCCGCCGCCGAGGTAATTATTCGAGTGTTGATTTTCGGCATTTCGTGGCCGAGTGCTTCGAGTTGGTCGACGAGAGTGGACGACGGCCCAATCGGATCGACCCACGGGGCCGAGGCGTCGAATTTTTTAACGAGCTCGTCGAGGCGAGGCGCGGCCCAATTCGTACCGGGTCGACGGTCGACAACCTCGATAATCGGCATTTCATCCAATACGCCGGCGGCGACGATAACGGTCTCGGTACGGTCGATATCAATAGCGGCCGCGAACACAATCGGCGACGACGAGGGAATCTTTTTCTCGGTCTGCGTTGATTGCCACGCCGAGAGAGGTATTAGCCGGTTTCGCGCCCCGGTCTGTCGATTGCCATAAGCGCGAGCGAACTCGGCCGGCGCGAGCTGGTCGCGAGCTCGCTTTAACGAGTCCATCGTCACGGTATAACCGTAGGCGGGGTGATTAGCGGCGATTACGTCGAGGTCGGTCGGATCATCATCCGGGCCGATACCGTAATCAAGTAAGGCAATATTCGAGCCCGGTTGTTTCGCTTTATCAACGAGACCATGAAACCACGTCGACGCGGCCGTACCCATCGTTGAAACGATAATCGTTTGAGCGCCTGGTCGCGTCGTTTGTGTCGGTACGATTGCCTGCATAAGCGCGGCCGCCTCGGCGTCGTCGAATACCCACGCCTCATCGATAAAATTTAGGTCGGATTGCTCGCCGTGCAACGAGTCCTCGGTCGGCGGGTGAGGAGCGAATTTTGAATTAAGGCGCGATAAAATTAGCTGCTCGTTACCGGCCGCTTTTTTAGTAGTGAACAACTCGCGTAACGGAAACACATCACTTTCGATAACCTCGACCTGCTCGAGCCATTTCGAGCGCGCTTTTTGCCCGGTCTGTGCTGTAGACCAGACTCGACGGCCCCGGCCGGTAAATAGTCTATGCACACAACTCGACTGGGATATAGTGGTTTTTCCTGCCTGCCGAGGCACTGAAATAATCACCATCGGCCAACGAAATAAACCATCGTCGCCGATTTCCCCAATGAGGTCGGCGGCGTATTCCTGCCACGGCATAGGCGTATTACCGAGCATAGATTGAATTTTGTTAATCGCCGGCCCGTACGTCGGCCCCGTTGGTCTAGGCGTCGCGAATCGCGGCCGTACCAAGCTCGGCGAGGGCTTTATTAAGCTCGTCATTTGCTTCACTTTCGCGTTTTTCGGGGGTCATTCGTAGGGCCTCGAGTACTTCGCGATACGGGCCGGTAAGTTGTGCTATCGCGTAATATTTCCGGTCGGCCTCGGCCTCGTCGAGAGCAACCGCGTTAGCGCGAGCGAGTGATAATAGCCCCTCGTCAACTTCGATAATCGCGCCGGTTTCTTTCGCCGCCGTGATTGCGGTCTCGAGCATGTTCGCGTGACGGCCGGGCCCTGGTCGAGGCGCCGTTATGTTGAATAAGGCGTTATCGTCACTCATTCGATTACATCCTTAATAGCAAAAAATAGCGCGGGCCAATTCCTCCGCAATTTTTCTAGTTGCTGGTAGTGATATTCAGGACAACGGCCGGGGTCGATCATTGCTTTGCGTAACCGGCCGATTTTCCTAGCCGTGTCGTTATTTTCCATCGTTGCAACTCCTAAAAATTAGGGGGGGGTAGGGGGAGGGGACGGGCCCAACCCCCGGCCCTCCGAGCCGGGGAGAAATGAGAGG